AATATTATTTCTAAATCCTTTAGGTACCCCCATAACTTATATTTTATATTTTATATAGCTTTAAACTCACTAGCATCAATTGATGCACAAACTATTGTTCTAAATGCACCTTTATATCCCATGATAGTATGTTGATTATCGTAATTTTTAATACCATCATTAACAACGCTAAAATATCTTATTTCAGTTTCTGTTACTGGGTATCCGATATAGTCACCATAATAAATATTAACATCTAATTCACTTAATTGAGAATCATAAATACCAAATGTAAATTGTCCATCTTGAAGGTATCTAAGAGAACCATTTGAATTGTACGTTTTATTCTCTGGTTGTGCCATTATAGGTATTACCTTTAATTCAACTGGTGGTAAATACTTTATACCATCAATAGAAGCTTCACCATATAAATTACTAGATTCACTTGATGTTCTATCGACACTATATAAAATAATAGTAAAATTACCATCAGCTTCTATCGCTTCTCGGCCCATAGAAATCTCTAAATTAAAATCTTCTTCTGAAAAAAATTTATTGATTCTCGTAATTGGTGTTATCTTATTATTTCCCATATCTTTTATTATAAATATTAATCTAATAAATAATAATCACAACTATTGATTTTTATTTAAATATTTATTATATTTAAATATAATAACAAAAAATTAAATGATATAAAAAGTGATTAATATTAATGATTTAAAAAGCCATTCAGCGTTATCTTTATTGGAAACATATGAAGGTATAAATCCGTATATTAAAAAACTTAAAAATGAATTCATTAAGAACAAAAAGATTCAATTAACAGAGAATCAATCTAAATATATAGCAGAAAATCACGATAAAGAACCACAATATGTAAATAGGATTATAAGTATTACACCATACCTAGGTGAAGAGTTAAAAAAAATAGATGAATTATCATTTACACCAGAAAAAATACTTGTTGAATTTATTTTGGCAGAAACAGATAAAACATTTCATATATATGGTAAATTAAAACAAAATCAAAAAGAATCAAAAATGTATTGGTTACCAAAAACACAATTAAATGATGACCCTTATTTTGAACCTATTGATATTGACGTTGATTTTACAAAATATAATGAAATTTTAAGTAAATTCGGTAAATCTCTTTATAAACACCAAGAAGAAGGTATTAAATTTTTACTTTCTAGAAATGGTTGTTAGGTAAATCCATGCAATCAATTATTGCAGCGTTGGAAAGTGGTGCTGAAAAAATTCTTATTGTTACTACTTCATCAACAAAAATAAATTGGGAACGTGAAATAAATGTGTTTTGTAATGAAACAACAATTATTGACGGTAAAAAATGGGATTCTAGTAAATTTACTATAATCAATTTTGATATACTTAAAAATTTCCATACTTTACCACCAACAAAAAAACTAAAAGAAGGTGAAAAAGAACCTATTTTAGTTAGAGATATGGTTAATGAAAAATTTGATTTATGTATTGTTGATGAAGCACATAATTTAAAAAACAATGAAAGTATCAGAGGTAAAATTATGGTTGATGTTTGTGTTAAATACAATATACCAAAAGTATGGTTACTTACTGGTACTCCAGTTGCAAATAGACCTATGGATTTCTTTAACCTTTTAAAGATAATTAAGTCCCCTATCGCAGAAAATTGGAAACACTATGCAGTAAGATACTGCGAAGGTAGACAGTTCTTTAGAACGCTTAAAAATGGCCAAAGAAAGCAAATATGGTTAACTGATGGTGCATCAAATTTGGAAGAATTGGCTAACAAAACAAAAAACATATTATTAAGACGTTTAAAAACTGATGCTATTGATATGCCAGATAAAATCGTTACTCCAATGTATCACCAATTAGACAAACAAGGTTGGAAAATGTATGATAAACTTTGGGATGATTATGTTGAACTTAAAAAGAAATTAGGTAAAAGAACAAACGAATCTCAAAAAGATTTGGTAGAACTTATATTGTTAAGACAATTTATTGCTAATGAAGCGATTCAATATACAATTGAAATGGTTGAGAATGCTATTGAAATGGGACGTAAAGTAATTGTATTTACTTCATTTTCAGATGAATTAGAAACAATCGCAAATCATTTTGGTAAAGCGGCTGTTAAACATAATGGTCCGATGTCAGCTGCTAAAAAACAACATTCAGTTGACCAATTCCAAAATAACGATAAAATAAAAGTTTTTGTTGGAAATATAAAAAGTGCTGGTGTTGGTATTACTTTGACTGAAGCAACTGTTGTGATATTTAATTCGTTTGATTGGGTGCCTGGGAATAATGAACAAGCTGAAGACCGTGCGTATCGTATTGGTCAAAATAATGATGTAAATGTTTATTATCAGTTATTTGAAGATTCTATCTCAACTAGAATGTGGGAAATGCTTAGGAATAAAAAAGACATTATTTCAACCATTATGGGTGAAAAAACAATAACAGAAGATGAAATAACTGCTTTATTAGCAGAACAATTAATTGATTAAATTATGGTAACTATTTATGGTTTTAACGGATGTCCTTATTGTAAGGAATTAAAAGAGATTTTAACTAACGAAGGAATTGAATTTAGAGATGTTGATATTGATTTAGATGAAAACGTTGATGAGTTCAATAACATAATGGAAAAGACAAAAGCAGATGAAGTACCTATCGTAAAAGTGGGTAATCAACTATTAGTTCCAAATGTTTCGTTTAACAGTATTAAAGAAGCTGCTGAATTAACAAAGAAATTTTTAGTATAATTATGTTTATTCTTATATTTATAAGTAAATAAACATTATTATGGGAGTTAGTTTAGACGAAAAAGAAAAATTATTTAGACAACTAAGACATTCTCTTGGTGCACCTACACGACAAATAGAATTAACAGATGACCAATTATGTACTCTTTTAGAAATTTGTATTGAAGATTATGCTCAATATGTTCAAGAATGGCTTATTGAACATCAATGGATGTCATTGCTTGGTCAAAATATAGATACATTAGATATGGCATTTGCTTTAAGTGTTAGAAGTTTTGATTTCATGACACAATATACCTATGCATATTCAAAACAAGTAGGATTACAAACAAGAGGTCCATGGGAACTTAAAAAAGATTTTGTGAGTCTAGAAGCTGGTAGACAAGTTTATCAAATACCAGCTGGTCGTGAAATAAATGAAGTATTATGGATTACACCTCCAGCAACTAGCCAAGCATTGTTAGCAAACTATGGCGGTATTGACTATGGTTTTGGTGGTGGTTTCTCACAAGTTGGTGGTGGTGTTGGTACTGGAGGTCCAGGATTCGCTCGTTCTGGTTATTACATAGCACCAGCTTTTGATATTTTATTAACAGCTGCTGACATGAATCTTAAAAATAGAATTGTTAGGAGTGAATTAGTTCATAAAATAACAGCTGGTCCAAATGGCACTAAATTATTACACTTGATGAGTACGCCTGGTTCTAAATTGTCGTTTGGACAAGGGATAGGTGGCGTTGGTAGTTCTATAAATCTAACTGGTTGTCAAGTATGGTATCACTATTATGATACAACACCAGAAAATGTTGACCAATGTAAACAAGATAATCCAGATATTATCAAAATGCCAAATCAAGTTCCGCTGTCTAAATTAGATTTTTCTGATTTTAACGAACCAACAAAAACACTTATCCGTCAATTATTTATAGCTGAAGGTAAAAGAACATTAGGTAGAGTTAGAGGTAAATTTGGAGGTATTGTAGGACCGCCAGAAGCAGAAAGAACAATGGATTATGATACATTACTATCTGAAGGAAATGAAGAGAAAAAAGCAGTTTTAGAAAGATTAGATACTAGATTAGAAAGATTATCGACAACAAAACAATTAGAAAGAGGTGCAACTGAAGCTGAATTCTTAAATAAAGGATTAAAATATCGCCCATTAGGATTTTGGGTATATTAAATTAAAAAGGGGTTTAATAACCCCTTTTTTTTATTTCTTAAAAACCCCATTCATCTTCTGGTTCTTCTTTTTTAACTTCTACTTGTAGTTCTGGTTCTTTATCCATATCATTAACACTAACTAACATATCAAGATATTCTTCTGGCATCTCACCAAAAGTATCGTCATATTCATCATCCAATAATAAGTCCTCATCATTTCTGACAATATTACCATTTTCATCTTCATCTAAATTATCATCTTCATCTTCTTCATTTTCAGAATATTTTCTTTTAGGTTTAACTTCAGTTTTAGTTTCGATAACAAAGTTTTCAGAATTTTTGATAACTTTTTCAATGACACCATCAAATGATTGTATAACTACTTCTGGTTCATCTTCAGTGATTACTTCTTCAATTGTTGCAAACATATCATATGTTTTGCCAGTCATTACTTCACACTCAGCAATATAATCTAACCATTGTTCATAACGATTATCATTATTTTCGTTATTAATTAGTTTGTAATATTTATCTCTTTCTATTGCCTCTTTTTCATATTTAAAAAAATCATGTATAGTACAAAGAGGCTCACCCCATTTCCTAGATATCAATAATCCATCATCGTTAATATCGCAGATTGTTAGTATGTCTATTCTTAATTCACCGCTAGACCTTATAGTTGATAAATCTTTTAATTCTAATTGTTTAAT